ACAAAACATCATCAAGACGTAGCATATATAATGATAGAAAGATTCGGGAATTTATTCTTTGACGAATCACTTACAGAAATATTATTAGAAACAGCTAATAAAACATTTGGATATACAGATTAATTAAGAACCCTTCGGGGTTCTTTTTTTGTTATACATCGTTTAATCATAAAATAATATAAAATGGCAAAAACAACAAAGAAAGCTACTAAGACAGTAGCAAAGAAAGTAGAAGCAGAAACTACTAAAGCACAATCTACATTAGTTCCTAATCTATTTATTACTGACCACACTTATAAGACTGGTACAACTGTAATAAATGTAGGTATTAAATTACCTGACTTTATTGACTTCCTTAGAAATAATAAGAGAGTAAGTAAAGATGGTAACTCTTGGGTTAACATCAAGTTAATACCATCAAGTAAAGAGAATCGTTCTCATGTTCCTGTGCTAGATGAATATTGGCATAAGGACGCTCAAGCTTTAGCTAAAGATATATTTAGTGAAGACTTTGAGAAAGAAAGTAGAGCGGTAGATAATAAAGTTACTGCATAATAATTATAAGAGAGATAACAAATCCCTAGGATATCAGGTAAGCGTTACGAGATTGGTGTACCGAGAATCGTATGAAACTTTTAAGACTTAAATGCGCCACAATATCCAAGGGCGCAACTCTCTTTTGCCTTCGAAGCGTCGTTCCTCCTTTCGGTGTTTCATTACATATAAATTATTAACCCCTTAAATTTATATTTATGAACAAACAATTTGAATTAACTGACGAGTATATTAAAAAATTGAAAACACTATTACGTATGAAGAAAATTACATCTTATGATGTGGCACACGCCTCTTTTAGAAATGCAAATCAACACTGTATAATTAGTTCTACAGATAAAAGAGAATTGACAATTACATTTGTAAATGGAGATGTAAAGAAATTTCCTTCAATCATATCTTTATTAAACGAAGTAAAGATAATTAATAAATGGTATAAAGAAGCTAGGAGAAAATATATCAAAAGATATTATAAAGTAATAGGAAAATGGAATAGTAGGCATAATAATAAAGCTCCTAAAAAAGAGCAATTTCAAGCCTTGATTGAAAAATATAATATATGATTATAACTGAAGAGTTAAAACTAAAATCTGACATAAGAGCAAGGTGCGCTAAAATTATAGCCGCCTTGTATACTCCTTATGAACAAATAACTGAAGAGCAGTTAATTAAGAAAACTGATATATTATTTCAGTATTGTATGTATAATAAACATCCTGAAGAATATTACTCTAATTAAATAAAATAAAATAAAATGGAAAATAGTAGTTTAGACAACATAATAAAGTATAAGGACGAAATAAATCCTGAAGCAATGCAAAATATGATTGATAGTTTACAACAAAAAGTTTCAACTTTAAATGAAGAAATTAATCATAAAAAACAAGTATTGGAAGATATTAATAAGCCAATATTAAAACAAGACGATTATAATTTACTTATAGACGCTATAACAGATGGTATAGATAATACTAGCTTTGAACAAGGTAATTTTGATTGGGAGCCTGAATTTTACGGTAAAGAAGTTCAATTAAATTACTTAACTTTTGAAGGTCAAGAATATTTACTAGAAGCTATTCAAACAGCAATAGAAAGTATGTTTAAAATTGTAGAAGAAGAAGACGAACAAGAAAATAGTTTTGAGAATGAATAATCTTAATTACGAAGATTGGGTAAAAGCTACATATCAACATTGTGATGACCCTACAGAACACAATGAAAAAGAAAATAATGAAGGCATAAGTATAGACGATATAGATGTAGACTTATGCTTACAATTCATAGAAGACCATAATATGATGGAAACATTTTATGACTGGGCAGATATAAATCCTAATAAATAATATGGACAATTCAACATTCGATAAATTAACACAGAATCTTATTAAAGTAATAAAAGATGAGTTATCTGATAGTCAAACAAATAAAAATGGATTATCAGCTGAATATAGATTAGGTAAGAATGAAGCTTACTTAAAAATACTTGGAATATTAACAAAAACAATGCAAGATGAAAAATATATCAACTAGTGAAATATTACAATCATGTGGTCTTAACTGGAATGTAACTAAAGAAAAGTTAATGTATGCAGGAGAGTGTACTCCTGGGGCTAATAATGGATTACATGATACTGATTACTACGCTATAGTTCGTGAAGACACTGGAAAAGTATTTACTACTGTTAAAGAAGGATATACTCCTACACAAAATAGAACTATTATAGAAACCATGAAAGGTATAGCTGGTAAAAATGATTTATTAATTACTAAAGCTTTGCCAATTAATGGTGGTAGAAAAATAATAGTACAAATGCAAAGACCTGATAATCATGTTGTTATAGGTGGTCAAGACACTAAACAATATGTATATGCTATTAACTCTCATGATGGGACATCAGCTTTAAAGTTTGGATTTATGAATCAAGTAGTATTTTGTCAGAATCAATTTGCTTGGATGAATGCTAATGGACTTAAAGGTTATGTTCATAAACAATCTATTCAAGATAAAGTGAATAATCTACCAGAGATTCTTAACTTTGATGGACAAGAAGAAAGAATAGCTCAACTACAAGAGATGAGTTTTCAGCCTATTACTGAAGAACAATCTCAAAGGCTAATGGATTATCTAACTGGTATAGACTCTACAATTCCTAATTGGGCTGGAAATATAAGTACAAGAAAGAATAATATTAGAGGAGATTTATATGTAGCTATTACTAACGAAATTAATAGATTAGGTATGAATAAATGGGGATTGTTTAATGGTGTAACTAAATATACATCTCATTATAAATCTATACCTAATAGACTAAATGGTAGAGAAGAATCTATATATTCTGGTTCAGGTCAGAAAATGAATGACAAAGCATTTAACTGGTTATTAAATAATTAATTATGAAATGGTATTTAAATATAATAATAACAAATACTAAATCAAAATACATGATAAGAACATATGGAAAAGAAAATCGTATTTCTAATAAATTTCCATTCGATGGAGATAGTATAATAGTATATAAAAAACTATTTCCGTATGTTTTTATTAAACATCGTGTGTTTGATGATTTAGATAAAGCAATTGAATATATTAATCAATAATAATAAGAGAGTGTAGTGCGAACATAAGTAACGCCCCACTACGTGTGGTTAGAAGACGCCACTATAGAAGGTCCTGATAAAACGGATACACTTATTGAAGGAAAGCGCGTAAGTATTTTACTGCAAACATGGAGAGCAGTTTAAGATAAGTGTGAATCAACGGCAAGCCTATACTCTCATTATTATTCTAAAAATAATTATATGACAAAATTAGTAGATACACCAAAAAACCAACATGAAGCTGTCTTATGGCATCTTAATGAGTATAACACCATTACATCATGGGAAGCAATTAAGGAATATGGAGCTACAAGATTATCAGCTATCATATATAATTTGAGAGATGATGGATATATCATTGATACAAATATGCAAACTGCTGAAAATAGATTTGGTAGAAAAGTAAGTTATTCAGAATATAAATTAATTAATCATGACAGCAACTGAAGTTTTAAATTACTTAGAAAAAGAATATGGAGAATGTAGACACGATGCTTATGCTATGGCAGAAGCTGTAAATCAAACTCGTGAAGATATGGACTATGAAGATGAGTGGGATTTATTTCACTTATTAGTAGAAAATAAACCTATACCATCTTTACATACACATAGTTATGGATTTCATACACGAAATGGAAGAGGTATAATAGAAAGAATACAAAGTTATTATCATGAATATACGGAATAGAATAGCAATTGAAATGTTAACATCTATGTTAGAGTGGAGTGATAGAATCGGCTCTGATGAAATAGATGAAATTAAATCAATAATATCAATTTTAAAAAATAAATAATTATGGGATTAGACATGTATGCATCAAGACGTGCTCCAATGAGCAAACAAGAAATACACTATTGGAGAAAGCACAATAGACTTCATGGTTGGATGGAAGAACTATGGAGAGAAAAAACAGGTAATGAATCAGTATTTAATACTGAAGAAGTTGTTCTAGAATTAATAGACATAACTAATTTAGAAAAAGCTATTATTAATGATAATTTACCTGCAACAGAAGGATTTTTCTTTGGAAATGATTCCTATAGTTATGATAAAGATGAATTAAAACAACAAAAAGAAGATGATTTGCAATTCATAGAAGAAGCTAAACAAGCAATTGAAGAAGGAGATGAGGTTGTATATACTTCTTGGTGGTAATGAAAGAATTTAATTTAAGAAGGCTTATGGATAGTTGTTGTGTAACAATAGATAATGAATATTATGATGAACTTTATGATTATCTTTTAGATATAGATGTTGATTTAAATACATTAAATATTGATGACTTAATAGTTAATGGTGTTCAATTTCTTGATAAAGATGAATGTGAAGATTATTATATCCTAAGAGAAACCGACAATGGATGTTGGGTAATATAATTAATTGGGGGTCTTTGACCCCCTTTTAATTTTTTATAGTATATTTACCATTCAAAATTAAAATATGGAAGATAGAGAAATAGAAGAAATTCTTCTAGGTAAAATTATATTAGAATCTCATTTATTAGATGAGTATTCTACGTTAATTCATAAAAATTTATTTCAATATCCATTATCAAAAGACATCTTTTCTCTTATGTTAAAATATAGGAAAGATGGGAAAACTATAGATTTAGTTACCATGAATGATGGGTTAAAAAATCAACATAGAGAAGCTCCTAGACTATTAGCTTATATTGTGAATAAAGGACACTCTCCAGCTAGTATGACATCATGTATAGACGCTCTTGAAAACCTTTATCAAAAAAAGAAATTGCTTGCAATATCTCAAAATATAGATAATGGAATTAGTAATAGAGAAAATTTACATCATATTATAGCATCTATTGAAAATGAATTATCAAATATAAACATAAGTAAAACTGAGAAGCTAGATGATATACAGCTTCAAATACAAAATACCTTAGAAGATATTAACAAAAGAATGTCTACAGATGGTTTGTTAGGTATACCTACAGGCTTTCATAAAATTGATAAATTTACAGGGGGCTGGCAAGAAACAGATTTAGTAATCATAGGAGGAGCTTCATCTATGGGTAAAACTAGCTTTGCTCTTGCCATTCTTATTAACGCTTGTAAATATTCTGATACGCCATCTGTGATATTCTCTTATGAAATGAGTAGTAATCAACTACTAAAAAGACTTATATCTATGGAATCTGGAGTTAGTAATAGCTATATTATTAATGGAACATTAGGAAAAGACGAATTTCTTAAAGTTAATAAAGCTATTGGAGTTATAGAAAAATTACCTATTAATATAGACGAGTGTAATATAACTTCATTAAAATATCTAACTAATAGAATAAGACAATATGTAAATAAAAAGAGAGTTAAATTAGTTTTAGTTGACTATCTCCAATTAGTTTCATATAGTTCTAAAAATTCTAATAGAGAACAAGAAGTAAGTAAAGTAGCTAGAACATTAAAGAATTTAGCTAAAGAATTAAATATAACAATAATAGCTTTGTCTCAATTAAATCGTGGTGTAGGAATGAGAGCTATGGGTAAACCCACTCTTTCCGACCTAAGAGAATCAGGAGAGATAGAACAAGCTTCTGATATTGTTGTATTAATACATAGGCCTGAATATTATGGAATAAAACATGATGAAGAAGGTAATGATACTAAGGGTATGGCCAACATTATATTTGCTAAAGGTAGAAATATAGGGGTTGGAGAAATACCTTTAAAATTTAATAGTAGTTTAACCAAATTTGAAAATGTATGACATTTAAAAACAAATTTATATTTGGAATGGCTGCCGCTGTTCTTTTAATATATATATCTATAACTTTAATCAGCTATATTGCTGCTGGTGTCTTTATTTTTTATGCTGGAAAACATTTTATTAACAAAATTTTGTCATTAAAAAATTAATTTATATATTAGCCAATCACTTAAATAAATAAGTGTACATGGAGAATATAAAAAATAAGAAAAGTAAATTACAAAAAATTGTTGATGAGATTGCTCATGATTTGGGCATCGACAAGCAAACTGTCAGAAATGTATTAACCCTAGTATTTAAAGAAATAGCAATATCACTTATCTTAAAAGGTAAGCCAGTATTGATTAGAAGATTTGTTAAATTCGTAATAGCATTAAAAGGATATAACAAAATAAAAGAAGATTTAAGTAAAATGAAAACAAGAAAAAAATGAAATTAGAAGATTTAAAGAAAGAACTACCATATAAATGGAGGGTTCAATCATCTAAGTATGGAAAGTCTACTTGTGTCGCTTATATAGACGCTAGAGACTGTCAAGACTTATTAGATGAAGTAGTAGGTCCAGAAAACTGGCAATCTATATTCTATGAAGAGAATGGATTATTATTCTGTAAGATAGGTATATTTTGTGGAGCAGATGATGAATCTGAACCATGGGTATGGAAATCAGACACAGGTTCTGAATCTAATGTAGAAAAAGATAAGGGACACGTATCAGATGCATTTAAACGTGCATGTGTATCTTGGGGTATAGGTAGATTCTTATATAGATTACCAATACAAACTCTTAAAACTAAGGAATATAAAGGTAGAGAATATCCTTATGCTCCTGAGAAAGATAAAATTATATTTGATGGGGATACATTAACTAAATATATTAATTGGAAAATACAAAATGGAAAATAATAAAAATTTAGTAAAAAATAATAAACCATCAAATTTAGAAACATGGACTTATGATAAACTTGGAGAGTTTTTAACCAAAACACTAGATGAGCTTCATGAAAAAGAGACGAAAAAATTAAAACAAAAAAAAGATAAAAAATGAAAGTACTACCATTCGATTTAAACACTACTAGTCAAAAGACTAAAGAAAAAGTAGA